AGATCCCGGTCAGCTTGCCCTGGATGCGTCCAAGCGTGCCGGCACGCTCAAGCAGTACAAATTGACGTTGCCTAACACCAAGACCAAAACCTTTAGCGCCTATTGCAAAAACTCGCCGCTGGCTGGCGCGGTAGATGCACTGCTGAAAACTTCGGGCGTAAGCCTGCGTATTACTGGCGATGTGGTGGATGCATAACATGACGACACTATCTAAAGACGCCATTTTGGGCGCAAACGACATCAAGACCGAGGTTGTCTCCATTCCCGAGTGGGGCGGCAGCGTTCGGGTGTCCGTCATGTCGGGCCTGGCGCGCGATGCATTCATGGCCATGCAAGAGGGCAAAGCGTCAGGGCACAGCGTGTTCCAAGCACATTTGCTGGCCGCTACGCTGGTTTCTGATGATGGCTCGCTGATCTTTACTGAGGCCGATATTGGCGCATTGCGGGCCAAGAGCCGTGTTGTGCTCGATAAGTTGGTTGATGTGGCGCTGCGCATTAACGGCATGACTGTTACCGCCATCGAGGACGCCGAAAAAAACTCAGACGCCGCCCAGAGCGGCGATTCTGGTTCCGGCTCGCCCTCGCCCTCGGAAAATCAGTAAGGCAACTCCAGGCGGAGATTGATAGCGCGGAGTTTGCCGAATGGATGGCCTTCTCGCAGATTGAACCGTTTGGAAGCCATGTTGATGACCTTCGGGCCGGCACGCTGGCATCTATGTTGGCCAATATCAACCGCAATACGAAAGTAGCGCCGGAGCCGTTTGGTGTCTTGGATTTCATTCCTTGGAATGATGGCTATGCGCAAGCATCCGAAGCTGCACCAATTTTGCTAGACGACCCTGAAGATCAGTCGGCTTTGATCGAATCAATGATGTTCCCTAAACGCGAGTAGCTATGGCTAAGAATTCCTTTGCGGTAGAAAACCCGCAAGGGTTGACTGATGCGATCTTTGCTTTGGATGAAATCGCAAGTGAATCGGTCTTACGCCAAGCCGCTGTGGCCGGGGTGCGTGTGGTTCATGCGGAGGTGAAAGTGCGCACGCCGATTGCGAACAAGGCTTATGAGCGCAAGAGCACGAAGATTTACCCCGGTTTTTTGCGCGATCGCATCATCATCGCCTACGACAAGGAAGTCTCTGTTCCGGGGCGTATCGCGTCGTACATCGTGACGTGGACGAAGGAAGCCTTTTACGGGCGGTTTGTTGAACATGGAACCTCAAAGATGGGCGCTAAACCATTTCTTCGTCCCGGCTATGAAGCGAAAAAACAAGCGGCTGCGGCCAAGGTGGGCGAAGTGATCCAGGCTAAAGTGAAGGAGCTAACGAGTGGCTGACGAAACTATAGTTCGCGTCACGGCGGATGCCTCCGGGTATTCGGCTGAGATGGACAAGGCCAAGCGTAGCGCCGCGTCGTTCCTACAATCGCAAGAGCAGGCCGCGCAGCGCACAAAAGCCGCACAGGCCGCCATTGCAGAGGCGGCCAAGAATGGCGCCGATGCCAGCGCGCGCCAAATTGCCGCGTTCGTAAATCAGACAGCGAAGATTGCCGACGCGGCAGGCAAAACGCGCGCGGAGTTGCTGGAGCAGAAGGCCGCCCAGCTTGGCGTCACTGATTCGGTCGCCGGATATATCGGCAAAATTAAAGCCTCGGAAACATCTACAGCAAGCTTTGGCATGTCCGCTGCCGCTACGGCCAACGCCATGCGCATGATTCCAGCACAAATGACGGACATTGCGACACAGTTAGCGGGCGGGCAAAGTCCGTTCATGATTCTGATGCAGCAGGGCGGGCAGCTTAAAGATATGTTTGGAGGAGTAGGCCCAGCTCTGCGGGCAACTGGCTCGTATATTGCCGGCATTGTTAACCCGGTTACGCTGGCTGTTGCCGCGCTGGGCGGCTTGGTTTTTGCATACCAAATGGGGGCCAAGGAGTCCGAGCGATTCAACGCGTCGTTGGTTATGACCGGGGGATTTGCCGGGCAGACAGCCGGCGGTCTCAGCACGATGGCAAAGTCCATTAGCGATACCGTCGGCACGACCTCGAAAGCGGCTGATGCGCTGAATCAGTTGGCCGCAACCGGCAAGATCACTGGCGACAATATCAAAGAAATTGGCACGGCAGCCGTCGCAATGGAAGAAGCGACCGGACAAGCCGTCAAGAAAACGGTTGAAGAGTTCGTTAAGCTCGGCGAGGAACCCGCAAAGGCCATTGCCAAGCTAAATGAGTCACAGCACTTTTTAACGGCGGCAGTCTATGAGCAAATCGCGGCGCTCGAAGAGCAGGGCCGCAAGGAAGATGCAGCCTCGTTAGCCCAAAGCACATATTCGACTGCGATACAGCAGCGGGCTAAGGAAGTTGTCGGCAACGTTGGATTGATGGAAAAGGCATGGAGCGTTTTAGCCAAGACCGCTAAAGGCGCTTGGGACGCCATGATGGACATTGGCCGCGATAACGGCCTTCAAGGAAAACTGGCTGAAGCGGAGTCTACGCTTAAACAACTTCAAGGCGGAGCGGCACTTTCCAGGAGTAGTCAGGCGCGAATTGATGCGCAAAAGGCGGTGGTTGCGGGTATCAAGGCACAGATAGCCGCGCAGGATGAGCAGGCCAAGAGCGCAGCGAACCAGCAAGCCATTGAAGCGCGCGGTATAGCCGCACAGGATGCTGTCGCAAAGCAGCGCGAACAAACGGCCAGCAAAACGGAGCAACTTAATAAGGCATTGCGTGATTATCGCAAAAACATTGAAGATATTCGCAAGGCCGACCCGAATAGTGCATTTCTCGATCCGGCCAAAATCGCGGCTGACGAAAAGAACATTCGCGACAAGTTCAAAGAGCCTGCCGGAAAAGCCTTTTCTGACGACGCCGCGACCAAGATGCTGCAAAACCTGCGTCAGCAACAGGCCACGCTCGAAGCGCAATTAGAGACGAGCGACAAGCTCACGGACGCCGAGAAAGCGCGCATCAAGTTCGACCAGCAAATTGCCGATATTAAAACCAAAGGTACGCTTACCGCTGATCAAAAGAGCCTGTTAGCCAATCAGGCCGCCATCAAGGCGCAGCTCGATATTAACGTTGCGGTTGCGCAAGGGCTTAAAACGAAGCAGGATGCGCTGCGGGTTGACGCGATGAGCCAGTCTCTTGCCTCTGTGCTTGCGGCTGACCAGCAACGCTATGCCGAGCAATTGAGTGCCGTTGGGCTGGGTACGCAGGCACAGTCCGAGGCGCGGGCCAGCCTGAAGATATACAGCGACTATCAGCGCGACATCAAAAAACTACAAAGCGATCAGGTCAAGAATCCGATTGATGACGCCCTGTACCAGCAAGAAACCGATCTGCTTAGAAAGAGCCTGTCGGATAGGCTGGATGCGCAGCGGCAATATTTCGACGATGTACGCCAGGCTCAAGCTGACTGGCGAAATGGCGCGACTTCTGCCCTCCAAGACTATACGGACGAGTCGAACAATGCGGCGAAGATGGCCGGAACGACGTTCATGAACGCGTTTAAGGGCATGGAAGACGCACTGGTGAGTTTTGTTCAGACCGGCAAGCTTAGCTTTACGGATATGGCCAACAGCATTATTGCTGACATGGCGCGTATGGCGATCAAGCAGAATATCACGGGCCCGCTCGCCTCTGGACTGGGTAGCGTTCTGGGCGGCTTGTTCGGAGGTGTGAGCGGTGTAGATACTGCGAGCGCGATTCAACAGTCTGGGGGTGACGGGATCGGCTCATTGATTTCTGCTAACGGATGGGACGGTGGCGGCTACACCGGACCTGGTGGCAAGTACGAGCCTGCCGGCATCGTTCATAAGGGCGAATACGTGCTGAATCAAGAGGCAACAAGCCGTTTTGGTGTTGGCACGCTTGATCGGATGAACAAGGGGTACGCGAACGGTGGCTTGGTCGGTGGCGCTACGACGGCATCCGGCAGCGCCGGCGTCGTGCTCAACATCAACAACCAAGGCCAGCCGGTTGAGGCCAGCCAGCCAAAGATAAGTTTTGACTCAATAGGCCGCATGGTGATTGATGTAATGCTGAATGACCTGCAAAAGAACGGGCCATATGCGCGGCAACTTAAAGGGGCGATGTAATGGCAACGTTTCCTAGTTACGCTTGCATCTTGCTTAATGGATTTACCGAAGCTCCAGACTACGGCGTCTTGCGCACCGAAATGGATGGTGGCATTGCCAAGCAACGGCCACGCTGGAGCAAAGCCATTGTGACGCGAGACGCGCAGATCAAAGTCTCCAATAAAACGGACAAGGCATCGTTTGATACCTGGGCGCGAACAGACCTTAACGGCGGCGCGGGTTGGTTTACGTGGACTGATCCGCTTACTAACACAAGCAAGCAAGCGCGCATTGTTGGCGGCAAATACAAGTGGAGTTCGCCGGGGGTTATCTGGCTGGCTCAATGCCAGATCGAGACGCTAGGATGACATATACGAATCAAGGATTGCGTGTCCTAAACGCGACAAGTGCCGATGAACCTCTGTTAGAAATGATCGAGATCACGCATCCTGATCTAGCCATTCCAGCGCGCTTTGTGAACGACACAATCAATCTAATCAGCAACGGAAACGAGTTCTTTGCTACGTCATTTCGACTGGCGCGGCCCGACGATGTAGACCAGCAAACGCCTACTGCAAAGCTATCTGTGGACAATATCGGGCGCGAGCTGACGCAATGGCTAGAGGCAAGCAACGGCGGCAAGGGGGCGCGGGGTCGCATTTTAGCGGTGCTGCGCTCTGATCCGAATACTTACCAATTCGATATGACGCTGGACTTGTCGGGCATTTCGATAACGAATATGGAAGTGGCCAGTACGCTAGGCTTTCAAAATACGCTGATGCAGCCAGCAGTAGCGGTTAGGTACGATCCCTTTTCCGCGCCCGGCAGTTTCTGAGGTGATATCATTCCGATATATAAAACAATATCGGGGGATGCTATGCGGTGGATGATGATGGTTTTCGTTGTGGCTTTGGCGGGGTGTGCGCCAGCCACGATGCAAGGGGTTCGCGATCTAGGGCCGCAAAAAACATACTCTTTTGTGGTGGATCAGGGCTATCAAGCGGTGTATAGAACAGTACTTAGCCAAGCGCGGAAGTGCTACCAGACGGGGATGATTACAGCCCAAATGGTGGTGCAAGGCGATCTTTACCACGACACTAAATCCGGCACTGTTTCGGTGGCACTGCATGGCGGCTTGGGGGTGGACACTTATCAGGTGATTGACATTACCGCTGATGGCAACTCAAAGACGACCATTAAGGCACATTACGCCACGGGGTCAATACAGAAATATGGGGACTTGCTCAAGCGTTGGGTATTAGAGGGCTACAAGGACTGTAGCCAACAAACACAATCAACCTAACCGCCTTTGGGCGGTTTTTTATTGGCTCACTTCGGTGGGCCTTTTTTATGGGCGTCACAAATGCACTGGTCTGATAAGTACGTAGGCATCCCCTACATACCGGAAACCGCCGATTGCGCCGTGTTGGCCGTGCGCGTGGCGAAAGAAGTATTCGGCAAAGACATTGCGCTACCCGTTGCTCACGCTGCGACGATTCGCGCTCAGGCCAAGCAAATCAACGACTTGAAAGACGATTACGCGGTACGCATTGATGCGCCTGTAGACGGTTGCCCTGTGCTGTTGGTCGGGCGCGGCCATAGCTGCCACATAGGCGTCATGTGCTGGATTAATAACGAATGGTATTGCCTACATGCGAACCAGTCTTTTCAGTTCGTCACACGCGAAAGACTGCGAGAAATGACACGCATACATCACCGCGTTGAAGGATTTTACAAATGGCTGTAACCGTCGAAAACCCTTCGCTCGTTGTGCACCCTCACGCTTTAGTCGGGGATGGCCGCGCGTCGGTTGTCGATGCGTTCCGAGATCGTGAAACGCTAGGCGCATACATCAAGCGTACCGGCGTAATCGTGCCTGCTGGCCCTGTGGCTGTGTGGCATAACGGTGTGCGCTGCCCTGATGCGCTGTGGCGGCAATTGATACCGCGTACTGGCGATCAAGTCGTTATCCGCGCTCGGGTGATTGGGGGCGGTGGCGGTGGTAGCAAGATATTAAAAACAGTGGCGATGATTGCGCTCATTATTGCCGCGCCACATATCGGCGGGTGGATCGCTGGATCGTCATTCGGGACGGCAATAGGAATAAGCGCAACCCTAGCTAGCTCGCTAGTAATGATCGGCGGCACGCTCCTAATCAACGCACTCCTACCGCCTCCTACAGCGACAGCCGCGCAACTAGGCCAAGGCAGCAAGTACGAAGCATCCCCAACCTACGCTATCTCAGGCGGTCGTAACCGCTTGCGTCCCTGGGAGCCAATGACGCTTGTTTTCGGTCGGCATAAGGTTGTGCCGGATTACGGCGCAAAACCGTATGCTGAGCAGGCTGGCGACGATCAATATTTTAATCAGCTATTTCACTTTGGCCTGCAAGCGGGTGCGATTGGGCTATCTGATTACAAAATAGGCAACACGCCAGTTACTGACTACCAGGGCGTGCAAGTCCAGGCTTCTGGCGTCGATGGCCGGCTGTCTATGTTCCCCGGCAACGTAGATACGATCCAAGGCTTTGTGCTGGCTTCCGGCGTGGTCAATAGCCGCACCACGGGGTTGGATGTTACGTATATATCCGTGGAGATGGCCGCCAGCCTGTTTTACGTGCGCGACGATGGCGGCGTTGATGGGCGCTCTGTGCAATTGCGGATTCAGTATCGGCCCGTCGGTGGCGCGTGGGCAGACATTGGGATGTTGCAGGACGCGGTGTATGCCACGCACTATTGGTCGCTGGAATATCAGGGTAACGACTGGTACGGAAACACGCAATACACGTATGGATCGACGAACCCCGCCGACCACTACGATGGTGAACAAGGACTAATTCAAGCTGGCGACGGCTGGTACAACCCCGACATTTACGGCGTCTGGCGCTGGAAGCCGCACCCATTTCAGTTGGGCCAGCCTTGGCAGGGCATTGCACCCGATCCGCTGCTTGGCTACAGCTCCGCGCCTGGTGTACGCATGTACGGCGCAAAGCAAGAGGCCACACGGCAAACAGTGGGCTGGTCGGTTGCGAAGGGCCAGTACGAGGTGCGGGTCTGGAAGGAAACCGCTGACGTTAAAAGTTCGCGTGAATCGAACGAAACGGCAGTGAACCAGATCCTCGTTTACCAGACCGACGAAGCAAATTACGCGGGCCAGCAGCGGCTTGCGCTGCGCATCAAAGCGACAAGCCAGCTTAACGGTGCGGTGG